ACCTAGATTTTGACCACCAGGTAATACTTCTACACTACTGCCTCTACCATCTTGTGTTTGTGGGAAAAAGTAATCTTCGTTTACACTTAAAGGATTGTAACTAGCATCCATCATGTTAGCGCCGCCACCTGTTATGGTAGGGATTCTACGTTGATGCATTTCATTTTTAACACGTTCCACAAACTGCATAGCCAAATGACTTGGCATATTACCTACATCAATTTTGAATAGTCTACGCTCTGGGGCACGTTGAACACGATAAATCAATATGCTATCTTCTAGTAATTCTTTTTGCTTATAAACTTTGTAAATGTTTTCCAAGATACTTTGTCCAAATGGCCAAAAGTAATCTAATCCTTCATTCAAACTTAAATGTACAACGTGTTTAGCATCGATACAGCTTTCATTCATAGCTTGTGTAAAGCGACTATTACCCACACCACCACCTGCTCCACCACCTGCTCCGCCGTTTGGCGCATTATAGTTGTTGCCAGTTGTAACTGAACCAGTACTTCGACTAACGTAGTAATCCGAAGTAGTTTTTGCTGCCATACTCATATTTTGGAAGTTAGGATTAATATCGCGTATTATGTACTGTTCGGGACGTTTGCCTTCACTTTCATTAACAATAATACGTGCTACTTTAATCATGTCAACCCAGTACATTTCAAATGTTTCTGGATCTCTTACAAATACTTGATCACCATATTTGATAGTATTTCTAAATAATTTAAATATTCTTTGATCTAATTTATTAAGTTTACTCCATTGTTGAAGTTGTTTTTTAATAATATCTACTTCGTGATCAGTGGGTGTATTAACAAAATTTATATCAAATGGTGTGTCATTATCAGTATTAGTTTGTGTACTAAATTCAGCAATAATATCTAAACAAGCATTAACTTCGCTATCACAGTCCATATTTTCATACTGATTATAACGTTCTAATCTATTAGGATGTCCTGAATAAACTTCAGGTAATCGTGATGCATAGTTACGAAATGCAAATTCGTTAGGTGTTCCAGTTTCAAAATCACTACCTGGTCTATTGTATCCAGGTAATCCAAAGTTATTTTTTCCAGAAATTGGACTTAATTGTCCAAGTTGATTTACATCAGCGACTTTGAAGTACTTTCTCCAACCGCCATTTCTACCGTTACGTCCATCGTTGTTTGCCATAGTGTTATATTTAGTTTATTAGCTCTGACGTTGTAATATCTTACTGTTAATATTATTGGATTTAGTCATTGTACTAATCAAAGTATCTAATTTGTTTAATTGTTGAGCTAAAAGATGTGTTTGTTCTTTCAACTCAGTGTTTGCAGATTGCTCAGGAGCTTGAGTTGTGGTAGTTTTACTTTCAGCAGGGAATATCTTTGATTGAATTCCATCTAATAATGATTGAAAAATACTTGTTGGCCCACTTAATGATTTTAAATCAGTATCAAAAGCAGACGTTTCTGTTAGCTTAGTATTATTAATTGATTCTTCTGTGGTCGGAGAACGTTTATCAAATATTGTAGATGATAGTTTGTCAAAACCTGAAGAAATATCAGCTGACACTCCTGGTAAATCCATATTTTTCGTTTTGTCAAGCATCTGTCCTAATTGAGGATTATCTGACATAAATTTATCATAAGTTGCTTTGTCAACAGGTTTTCCGTTAACTGTGTATGTGGATGTAGTAGTTTCTTTAGATTTATCGGTTCTTGCTATTTCTGCTTTTGCAACGGCACTAGCGATTCTATCGGCATTTATTTTTGCCCCAAATGTAGTACCAAAATCTTTCATGTACTTGTCGTATGCCTGTTTATAAGCAGGACTATTGACAATTTCATCCCCAGTAACACCTGATAATACTCCTGAAGTCTGTGCTGTTTTAACTGGTTCTGTTTTAACTGGTTCTGTTTTGATAGTACCAAACAAAGATTTTAATTTATTAAATTCTTCTACGACAATTGACGATGTTTTTACTTCTGGATTAACTGGTTCTGTTTTGGTAGTACCAAACAAAGATTTTAATTTATTAAATTCTTCTACGACAATTGACGATGTTTTTACTTTTGGATTAACTGGTTCTGTCTTTTCTGTATTTGGCACAGGAGTAGATATCATTTGTGCTTTTGCGGCTGCAGTAGCAACTCTCTCAGCATTTATTTTTGCCCCAAATGTAGTACCAAAATCTTTCATGTACTTGTCGTATGCCTGTTTATAAGCAGGACTATTGACAATTTCATCCCCAGTAACACCTGTTAGTGTGCCTTTCATTTGTACCGGAATTGTTTTACCATCAGGTAATGGTACTACTGCTTCAGTTCCATGTAATGTAGCATCATACCCTTGCTCAGATCCAGATAATATCCCACCTCTTGACGCACTTGGTTTCTTTTCTTCATTGCTTGCGGTTTGTGTAGCTGGGATTACTTCACCGGCTTTACCACCTTCAACTTTCATCATTGCCATACGAAACTTTTTCTGTTCGTCTGGTGTCATATCAACATAACGTTTATTTAAATCTAACCCGGTTTGTGAAGCTACACTTTTAGCATAAGCATCAGGATTATTTTCAGTAGAAGGTGCCCATCTTGCTATGGCTTGTCGAGCACTTAAATTAGCGTAATTTTTTCCTTTTAGTAATACATCTTGTGCTTTTTCCCCCATTTCCATAGTTGGAAATACAGCAAATCCCCCATTTTGTCCAATAGCACCCATTTGTATAGCAAAATCGCCATATCGAATATTACCTGGATTATTATTGCGCCAGTTAATATTCCCACCTTTTCTTGTTTCAATTAGTTGACCTTGTGCGTTTTTAATTTGAAGTTGTGCTTGTAATCCGCCAACTGCTCCGCTACTGCCAACTGATCCGCCTTTAGCACCATATGCCCCGACAGCACCTCCGGCGGCTGCTGGTGTTGACGGTGTACCGCTAAAAGCACTTTTAATTTTACCCCATAAAGAAGTTGTTTCGCCACCAACACTTTCTTCTTTTCCGGCAGCTCCACCAGCTATATCAACGACATCATTAATTACCCCAGCTAGACTTTTCATAGCTGATGTTGTTGGGTTAATACCTTTATTAATTAATAAATCAAAACTTTGTGTAGTATTACGCTGAGCTGTAGTTAAATCAACCATATTTTTGGTCTGTTTATCAGTTCCAGCTTTTTGAGCTCTTTGCTGATCTAAAGCGTCTCGTTCTTGTTGTTCTGCTGTTTCTCCATGTATTTGCCCAGCACCTTTAACTGTTTCAGCATAATCAGTTATGTATTTGTTGGCGTTTCCGGCTTTAGCCTGTGTAGCCCAACTGTCTTGGGCAGTATTAGCATCTTTTCTTGCTTGATCAATAATTTGACTGGTGTTAGTTACACCTTTATCAATCATATCCGCTGCACCACCAAATGTACGACGGAATTTTTGTGCATCCTCACTATTCATCATTCCTGATGCGTAGTCTTGAAATGCTCTAGCAGTTTTAGGACCAAACTGTGCTGTTAATTCTAACAACAGTTCATCATTACGTTTTGCTTTATCTAAAGATTCTTTATCTCCTTTTGCTCGTAATTCATGTTGTGTTGCTGCATAACGCTGATCAGATTGTGCCTGAAGTATAATCTGATTTTGTTGATCTGCTGACATGCCAGTCAGCTTGGTTAATTTATCTTGTTCTTCAATATAAGCAGCCGCACTAGCAGCCATTTCATCAGCAGTTTGCTTTTGTAATGTACCACTAGCCTGTTGAATTTTCATATAACCGGCAATTCCTGAGTTGATATTATCAACACTCATGCCCATTAATTTAAATTGTGTGCCTAAATCACTATATTGTATATCTTTTGCCATAGTGGCAAATTGTTTTGCTCCATTAGCCGCTGTACCACCAAATTGTGCCAGTACCTCTGAATTTTCTTTCATCAATCCAGCCATGTTCCCAATTTCGGACATGGTATAACCCATTGATTGAAGATTTTTAAATGTATCCTGCATGCCAGTAGCTAGACCGCTACGGCTTAAATCTTGATAATTTTTATATAAAGCATCAGCTTGTTGATTTACTGCCGCAACATATTTGGCACCAGCAGTAACTACACCACCGATAATCTTACCTAAAATACCAAATTTACTGGCAAAATTGTCTATTACATCGGCGGCTGCATTTATGCTGTTATTAAATACGCTTGCTCCCGAAGCCCCCGATACCATTCCTGAGCCAAGACTTTTCATGCTTGTGCCCAGTTGATTTATGCTATTTTTTAAGTTTGCAGTGTAATTTTTGATGCCGGTATCAGCATCTTTCATAGCATCAGCTAGTTCTTTGGATATTGGAATACCCTTAGCCAAAGCATCGTTGTATTCATTTAAAATTTCTTGAATTTCTTCCGGGGTGAGTTCAGTAGCCATAATTATACTTATCCAAGGAAAAGACTATGTTACCAAACAACCCATTAAGTCAGTATTTTAGGCAACCTGCAATTTATATTAAACTACCTAGCCAAGGTAACTATTACCCACCAGGTACTTTAGAAATGCCAATAAACGGAGAATTGCCTGTATTCCCCATGACTGCTATTGACGAAATTACATATCGAACGCCAGATGCTTTGTTTAATGGGCAAGCAGTTGTTAGTGTTATTCAAAGTTGTATTCCTGCTATCAAAGATGCTTGGGCAATACCAGCTATAGACGTCGATACTATTTTAGTGTCAATTCGTATTGCTAGTTATGGGCACGAAATGGATTTTTCTACAACTTGTCCTAGTTGCAATAACACAGATGATTATGGAATTGATCTGAGAACGGTATTAGATAACATAAAAGCTCCTGATTATAGTCAATCAATTAAACAAGGCGATATCGAAATTTATTTTAAGCCTATGAGTTATAAAAACTTATCCGATAATAATAAAATGCAGTTTGATGAACAGCGTATTTTTCAAAGTTTATCCAATCCTAGTGCCATCGATCCTGCACAATTATCAGCAGTTAGCGAAGCACTAAAGAAAATGACTGAAATGACTGTAGTAGCATTAACTCAAAGTATTATGACTATTAAAACTCCCACAGCCATGGTTAACGAACCAGAATTTATCGCTGATTTTATGAAAAATTGTGATCGAGCATTATTTAATAAAATCCAAGATTACGTAATTGCCAATAAAACAAAAGCTGAGATGCAGCCAATTAGTATTAAATGTGGTAAGTGCGAGTTTGATTATCAACAAAATATTACATTGGATATGTCGAGTTTTTTCGGGCGCGCCTCCTAGCCTTAAAATCTGATGATGTTGTTAAATTGATAGACAACATGGACAGAGAAATTAACGATATTAGAATGGAGGCGTTAAGAATGAGTTGGTATATGAGAGGCGGATTAACCTACGAAACAGCCATGCAACTCAGTGTATCTGAGAGAAAACTCATAGGGCAAATTATCAAAGAAAATATGGAGACAACTAAAAAATCAGGCATGCCGTTTTTTTAAGTCATTTGTATTCTTAATGTTAACTTAAAAGATTTGCTACGCAAATCCAAGACCTCATTTGCATTCGGTCTTTTATTTTTTTCTATTAATAGTTGAAATACTTCATCTAGATTAATCATCCATAATTCACCGTAAACACGGTGAAAAATAGACTTCATCTGAGTTGAACATCCATCTATTTTAATGAGATTTGTAATATTAATTACAACAGAGGCGGTTGACCGGTACCCCTTACTCAAGCTTCACATATCAACGGAACCCTAGTAACCCGAAATAGATCCAAGTCCTATAAGCATGGGGTGTATCTTTTTCACAGAGCCCAAACCATTTACTGCCTTAAGTTAACAGTTATCTTTGACGCCCAAGATCCGGACCGGGTATCTCACCGTTCCTCAATGGGAGTAGATCTCAATCTACTACAGAGTCTGTCGCTGCCTTGCTATAATTAAATTTTGTTGATTATGTGACTACCATGAACACGAACTTGTATATGTCCATTATAGTAGTCATTAGTTTCTAGTACTTTTCTTTGGAATTGTTCTCGAGCCTCTATATAACTACATTCGGCCTTAGACCTACAATAGTATAGTATTTCTCGAGTAAAATTTTCGCTGCCTAGTTGTTCGATGTCTTTATTAAGTTCTATGTTTGACCCGTAATATTCGCGCCAGTCGCTGTCTATTTTACTTTTAATTTTTTTACGTTTTTTGATGCCGTTTTTTTGTTTAACTGTCTTATATGTTGTTTTACTAAATTTTGATAATTTTTTACCTATGTACTTCCTGCCAGTAATATTATTCGTAATCAAATAGACAAACCCAACTATATCGTCAGGTAAGATCTCTACCTCTTTGTTTTCGAAAAGCCACGTCATTACTTTTAGTTATCATCTTTTGCCTTCATATCGTAATTTATGCGATTTCAATATCGGTATTATACTCTGTAAATCCGCCAGTTTTGATAACTTTGAGTATGTTTTCAACTCTACCAGCAAGTTCATCCCTATGACTTACCAACCAAATTGATTTTTGTCTTTCTCTACTCATATGTTTTAGTAATGATAAAGCATTTTCTACACCTTGTGTATCTAAGCCGTTATCAATCATTTCATCAATGAACAGTACATTAATTGGTGTATACAAACTTTCAAATACGTCTCTAAATGCCCAAGCCATACTTAAAATTAATCGATTACGTTCTCCTCTTGACAAATTATCAAAATCAAGCTCTCTGCCTAACTCTTCGATACTAACAGTTAAATCGTTTTGAAATACAACAGTATGAGGTAGTCCAATACGATCTAGATAATGTGTTAACCTAGAGTTTAGATAAGATAAATTTTGTTCAATAATTTTCTTACGAATAAAACTGTCTTTGCTTGTTAATAATTTAAGTAAAAAATCTTGATGATCTTGCAGTCTTGTTAAACCATTTAAATTGTCGTATTCAACTGTTTGAATAGCCTGACTTCTCATTTCTTCAATTTGCTCACCGTATGGATCTACTTCTGCTGACTTACTGATAATTTGTTTTTGCAAATTATCTAAGGTAGAGCGATGATGTATAGCATCTTCTTCTTTGTCATAAAATGTTTTAGGTGGTTTACCAATGATTCCTATATTATCGATAGCTAATTGTAATTCTAATACGGTAGCACTATGCTCTTGACATTTTATTAAAGCTTCATTTAATTCTTTTTGTTTTGAATCTAATACTTCTTCTTGTTTGCTATCATGAAATGGTTGGCCACAAGTATGACAAGTATGTGATTTTAATGTTGCAATATCTTTTTCTAACCTAGTAACTGACTTTTCCTCTCTTTGAAGATCAAGTTTAGCTCTACTTAATGCCGAAGATAAATCGTTAAAATCTTTACGTCTTTGGTCCCAGACTGCATGATCTTTATGCTTTTGAATTTCTACATTGATATCAATTTCTTTTAATTCATTTAACGCAGATTGTAATTTATTAATATCTTCTGTGTGTTTGTTAACCCACATTGTTTGCTTACGTTTTAAATTTTCAATTTGTTCTTCTATACGTTTGTTGGCTTCTATGACAGCACGAATTCTAAATTCTTCTTGTGTAATTTCATCTTTTGTAAGTTTGTTTAGTTCTTTAATTCTATCAGCACGTTCACTAAGCATTGTGATACCTAGTAATTGTTCAATGATTGTTCGTTGATCATTTGCTTTTAAACTTAAAAATGGTTCGGTATATGTGTTTAATGCCATAATATGTTTGAACATATCATGACTCATACCTAAAATATCTTCTATAGCGTCTTGAGTTTCTCTGCTATCACCTTGAGCATTATCTGTAGCTTCAGTTTCTTTATTATTAACGTAAAATTTTAGTATATTGGGTTTACGTCCTCTTTCAATACGATAATCAGTATTATGAATGTTGAAATCTAAACTAACTAACATGCCTTTGGTATTTGTTTTGTTAACTAGATTATCTTTACGTATATTACTTAATGCTTGTCCATACAAAGCATAACTTAAAGCATTAATGATAGTAGTTTTTCCAGTACCATTTCTACTGCCATCTCCCCCTAAGTCTAAATTTTCTCCTAGTACAAGAGTTAAATCATTTCTGTCAAAATCAATAGCTTGAGTGGAATTTCCTACACTCATAAAATTTTTAACTGTTAAATTTTTTATACGAATCATAAACTTTGATAAATTTTTAATAATAGTT